AGGTACTGGAGGAGCATGGACAACAAATTCATATTACACAGTTACGGGAGCTACTCCATTAGTAGGTACAAACGGTGCTAATTATTACATCACAGGCGTTCAACTAGAAGTAGGAGCACAAGCAACATCTTTTGATTATCGTCCTTATACAACTGAGTTGGCTTTGTGCTCTAGATACGCAAAGGTTTATGGCGGTTATCAATTTGCGGCTACTGGTTATATAGCACATAATAGTTCAACTACAGCATATGTTGTATTTCCCACTGGTGCTCCAATGAGAGCCACACCAACCTTAACTTGCCCCTCGCCTACTTCTGTAAGTATTCCTGGAGGATACAACGTATCTTCTTTTGGTTCTGTTTATGCTGATACAGCAGGTGCAATTGGTACTGCCGTAACTTTAGCCGCAGGAACAGTAGGGGAAGGAATTGCTTTATATACAAACGCAACAACTATAACTTTATCTGCGGAGCTATAAAATGTATCAGTTAATATTTAGTGAATTAAAAAATGGATTTGATGGTGTAAGAAAAGAATTTACATCTATTCCTTTTGCACCAGACAACACAGACTACCAACAATTTGTCCGTGATATCAAGAATGGTGTGGAATTAAAAGATGCAGAGGGCAATCAAATGACACCTGAGCAAATCACAACATTCTTGGAGACTTTACCATGAGTATAGTATTAGATGGTACAAATGGCGCACAGGTTCCTGTGGTAACAACTACGCAAAAAAATGCTTTAACAGTTACTGCGGGTTATATTGTGTTTGATTCAACACTTGGCAAGCTATGCGTGTATAACGGTTCTGCTTGGCAAACCATAACATCTGCTTAATTATGGAATTTAAATGGCAAATACTGGAACTAAGCGCAGAGGGTGAATTAATCACTACTGGTAAATGAACCAACTCACCACACTATTAAAAGACAAGCACGTTCTTTGGGCGTTGTTTATTGCGGTGCTGTCCGTGATGCAGGGTTTTCTGTTTGTCTTTCCGCTGACTCCAATACATCAAATGATTGTAGGAATTGTGATCTCTGTGGTTGTGGTTTTGCTCAGGATAATTGAAACACCAACTCAAAGTTAAAGTATACTTATCCTATAACAAATAGGAGAGTGGCATGGACAATTTAGATATGGCTGTGTATTTTGCAACTGCAATATACAGTATTTCAAAACCAGAGTATTTAGACAGTGCGTTAGCAGTGTTTGATGAGGGGATAGCAAAGAACAAGGGGGAAATAAACGAGTTGTACCCAGTCAAGATGACAGACAACTTGTTTATGGACGAGAGGATAAGGGATTTGTCGGGTTACATAACCTCTACTGCTTGGAATATTTTGAATAGCCAAGGGTACAAGATGGATGATAAGGTAACTTATTTCACATCTATGTGGGGTCAAGAGCACTACAAATTCTCAGGGATGGATGATCACGTTCATGGGGATGGAAATCACATTGTTGGTTTTTACTTCCTTAATGAGCCAGAGAATGCATCTAGTATTGTGGTTGATGATGAAAGACAGGGGAAGATACTAACTCAGTTGCCAGAAGCCAATCCAAATGTGGTGAGTTATGCGACACATAAGCTCATGTTCCCTATAAGAAAGGGGGCGTTGTTTTTTACAAATGCTTGGGTACCGCATAGTTTTACCAGACACGGGGGAACTGAGCCACTGAAGTTCATACATTTCAACATTGGGGTGCAACAACAAGCACCAGTGATTGTATGAAGTATCTGATCAGGTTTAACAAGTCCAGAGGTCAGCAAGGACGTGGGAGTGTAGATCATGCGTGGAGGGTATTTGAGGGGTATCAGGAGTACCTTTGTAAGCACGTCAAGATCAACGTACCGTGTCATAGTGAGAGGACGGGGGAAGATTGGAATATGGCGTGTGTGGGTGTCATGAAAATTGACAAAGACACATCTACAATAACAATTGAAGCGGAAACCGTCACCGCATATTTGACGGAAAAAAACTAGGATGACACATGGAAACTTTAAAACTTGAATTATTTGAGGGTGAGATTAAGGACATTATTAATGTTTTGGGTCAGTTGCCTACGAGTTCGAATGCGTGGCCACTGACGCAGAAGATCATTGGTCAACTCCAAGCTCAAGTACCCCCAGAAACACCCCCAGAAGCACCAACTAACTAAGAGGTAAATATGCAATTTCTCAAGGACATCCGTGAACATTTAAAAGAGTTTGAAACTGAAGCTCAGGACGAGATCCATAGGTTTATGGATTTCCTTGAGCAAAAGTATGCTATGCCTACAGAGGCAAAACCTGGTCCTGATCCAGAGCCAGTAGGTGTGGAGACAGCTTTCTCCCCTATCCTTCCAGATCCAGAGCCAACACCCTCTGATCCAACTCCAGAAGATGAGATACCTGTTGCTACTGTTGAGGAACCTGTAGAGGAACCTGTACAGGCAGTAACGACAACAGAATCATCTGTTATTGCAACAGTTGCACCTTCCTCACTTACTTGCCAACCGAGTAAATAATGGATGCAGAGATTGTCTTGCAAAAAGGACCTATTAATTTTATTATGGACTATGACAAAATGATTTCAATAACTGATCATAATTTATCAGTTCATGAAAAAATCTGTGCTGAGAGGTACAGAGAGATTCAGTCCTCGTTAGCCATTGGGGAGAAGAGGATGACTAAGATAGAGTATTTGCTCTATGGGGTTATGCTCTGCGTTCTCCTTGGTCCAGGGGTCGCTGCCGAGTTTATAAAAAAGATATTTGGGATTTAGAAAATTGACCCGTTCACCCTCATCGCCACCGCAAACATTGCCTTCAAAGCAATCAAGCAAGGATGTGAGATGTTCCGAGAGGGACAAGCCATTGTCAAAGACGTTGTCAAGACGGCTAACGAAGTCAAGGCGATTGGCAAAGAAATCGGTGGCATTTTTGGTTTTTTCAAGAATTTGTTTGCTCCTAAAGAGCAAGAAAGAAAGTTAGAGGATTCAAGACCTGTTAAACAGGCAAAGAAGAAGACACAGGAGTTTGATCCAACGGCTCTGTACTCTGAGATCAGCAAGAATTTGACAGCGTTCTACAAGGCTTATAACGCTCTCAAGATGCATATTGCGGATGAGGAGGAAAAGTCAAAGACTGTTTACGATCCAAATGGGGATCAGACAGAAAGAGCAATTAACAGGGTTCTTGCAATGACCAGAATGGAAGAGATGCAAGTAGAACTAAGGGAGTACATGATTTATCAAGTGCCCCCTGAACTGAAGGATTTGTACACCCGTGTGAGGGAAATGATTGGAACTGTACAACAGGAACAGTTGATTGCTAGAAGGGCTTATTTTCGCAATAAGAAGAAAATAGAAGAGGAAATTGCAGAAAAAAAGCGAAAAGAGTGGTTTAAAGTGGCTTGTACCGTTGCAATAGCGTTTGTGGCAATTTACTTAATGGGTTTTATGTGGGCACTTCATCGAGTGAGTCATGGGCGTATGTACTGATCATTGTGATACTGGCATTGTTGTTTGTTTTGATTATTCCTGTTCTTGGTTTCATGTACATGGATATTCGTCAAGAGAGAATTTTGATGGAGTCCAACATCAAGAGAATAGAAAAGCTGAAAAAAGAAGTAGAGGCTGAGAAGGAAAAATAATGTTTAGTTTAACGAATCCTTGGATATTGATAGGTATTTTGTCTGTGGTGATCAGTAGTTACTTCTATGGTCACCATCAGGCGTATATTGAGCAAGAGGCTGAGGTGGCTAGACTGAACCTGATTGAGCGTGAAAAAGAAGCCGAGATGGTTAAAATAGCCGATAACCATGCAACTGAATTAAGGAAGGCAAATGATCAAGCTAAAGCCGAGATTACTAAATTACAGTCTGATGTTGCTAGTGGTGCTGTGCGGTTGTCAATCGCCACCCGTAGCGTACAAGCCAGCACAGATCCCACCTCTGCCACAGGAGGTACAGAAACAAGAGCCGAACTTGACCCAGAGGTTGCTAACGCTCTTATCACCATCGCCTCAGACGGAGACAAAGCCATCCGTTCCCTCAACGCCTGTGTTGACATCTACAACGAAGTAAGGAGTAAACAATGAAAGACTGGACGCTAAAAGGATGTGTAACTATGATTGCAACTCTTTCCTTGATGGGGGTGATTGCATCAATGATATGGATGTTTGTCCAAGCGGTTCTTGATCCAACTGTGGATGACAAGATTGTGTTTGATATCGTTGGACCTGCGTTCCAATCCATCTGTGGTGGCTTTTTAGGTTTAATTACAGGTATCCATATTGGAAAGGCACAAAATGAATCTCAGTCCTAATTTCACACTAGAGGAACTAACTCACACCGATCACCGTGAGTTGGATAACACGCCTACAGAGCACGAGAAGTGCATTGTGGATGGCAAAGA